CAGAGGGTCAATGCCTGGGCTGCATTGAATGCACCGGCTGAAAAGTCGAGGCCAGCGCCAGCAGCAGGCAAGGCCGTCGCCATCGAGGCATAGATTTCCATATCGGTGGAACGGCCAAGGGCCATAGCGCCAGACTGATAGACGATTTCCTTTTCGTCTACATTCATGCGATCGAGATCGTATTCTTCAACGGTATCGAAAACGACCCACGTCTGCAGCGCAACCTCAAAACGCTTGCGGCCGCTATTGCTCGGGACATTGCGCTGATTGCGGGTCTTTTTGACGGCTTTGCTTTTTCCGGCAAGCCAGAAAACGGCCTTTTCAGCACCCTCTATGCGGGTGGCCGGGGTAACGGTCGGACGAAGGCGATTGCCTTCCTGCTGATAGATATGCATGGCGCGGCTGGCGTACTGCGTGGCGAACCAGGCTGGGGCTTGTGCGGACATTTGTTGTCTCCGATGTTGACGAAATGGGGAAAACACCGAGGAGGAGAGGCCGCATTCTGCCGACAGGTCCGGTTAAAGCCGGAGAGGCCATCGAGTTTGCAGGTCCGCCCGTTGTTGCCAAAACATTAGGGCCGCTCAACTATGGTCAACTGGACACAAAAAAGGCGGCAAGCCCGAAAGCCGCCGCCCTTGGTCAGCGCAAGGCGATTAGCGCCCTGCGGACTGCTTTTGGTAGGCCGCGTCATACCGCGCCCGCAAAGCAGGATCAAAGCGCTTATCAGGATCCTTGTGCTCGCGGTTGCGGGGATCGATGCGCGGATCGGCGTCAAGCTTTTTCAGTTCGTCGGCAGAGATCTCGCCCTGGACGGTGCTTTCACCTGCAATGCGGATACCGTTCTCCTGTAGGCGGCCGGAAAGCGCCCGTAAAAGGACATTGCCTGCAGCCGTGTCGGTCAGGCTGATCAACGCCGCCTGTACATCGGGTTTCAAAGCCTCCGGCACACCTTTCAATTGTGCGCCTAGCCCCTTGGCAAAGCTTTCCGCCTCGACCAGAGCAGCCTGTGCGCCAGTGCGATCGAGGCCGTTGGCGGTCATGAAGGTGTCAACTTCCGCCTTCGGATTGAATGGCTGGGAGATCAGGCCCTGTTCGATCAGCGGCGCATAGAGATCTTCCATGATCCCGGCGAACTGATCCTGTGACACACCATGTTTATGAAATGCCGTGCGCGCCTGGCCAAAAACAGGATCCTTGGCAATATCGCCGACGAAGGGTTTGACCCTTTCGCTGGGCTCATAGGTGTAGGCGTCGGGTTTATCCGGCGCTTTCGGCAGCTGGCCGAGCTTGGTGCGCAGGCCTTCCATGCGGGTATTGGTTTCGGTAAAGCCGCCGAGAAGCTTGCCAAGACTTTCCTCAAGGGTTGAGCCCTTGAACTGGTCGGGAAAGCCGTCTGGTAGTGTGAGCGCGCCGCCACTGCCGTCGCCGTCGCCATTGCCACCGCCGCCGTTTCCACCGCCTTCGCCGCCGCCATTACCGCCACCTTCCGGCGCGCGGAGCGCCGCATATCTGTCAAGAAGAGCTTTCATGTCACATCTCTTGGTTTGGGTTGATCGTCATTCCTGCCAAGCGCGATCTGCCTGGCAATCTCATGCGCGAGGGCGTTCTGGCCTTCGCGAAACGCGCCGAAAACGGCCATCGACTGAATGTCAAGGCCGAGCTGCACAAAGTACACTGTGCGATTGAGTGTCTTGTCGAACATCGCCTGCAGCGCCTTTTCACCGCCAGGCGTTGCCGCGAACTGCGCCCAGGCGTGAGCGATCGCGTTGCCATCGTCGCTCGCCTTCTCCTGGACAAGTCCCAAGCGCCGCTGAATTTCAGGATCCGCTTGATCGAACCAATCCCAGCCACCCTTGGCAGCGCCTTCGATAATTTTCTGCATATTCGCAGTCATGCCATAGCTCCTGGTATTGCCGATGGATCAAGGCCAGCGGTTTGCGCCGCAACACTGGCCGCAGCTGCAGCCGCAGCCGTATCAGCAGCTTTCTTGTCCATCGCGGTGCGCTCGTCTTGAGTAACGATAAATCTAATCGGCACACCGAGGTCCCGCCCGATTTCGGTCAAGGCCAGATCAATATGTGCAATACGGGAAAGTCCTTGCGGATTTCCGGCAGCGGTCGATATGGCAATGACCATCTGCAGCCATTGCACAACCTTTTCGATGCGCTGGGCTTCGCGCGCGATCGCCAGTGGCGATTTCACCCGAACGCGCACGAGCAGCTGATCAATCGGGATCTCATTCGGAATAAGCCCCTTGTTGTAGGCAATTTCCATGGCCCGCTTGACGCCTGGAATAACCAGCTCCTTGATCAGGCGGCCATAAGCGCCAAGATGATCGGAGGCCAGGCGCTTGACCCGCTCAAGGATTTCAGTGGCAGAATGCACGCTTGCGCCGTCCGCTGGGAGGGCTTGATCCATCATCGTCGTTTTCACGCCCATGCGCAGATCCTGCAGGACGAGATTGGACAGATCGAGGCGCGGATCCGGAAAACGGTTAACCGAAGGCCCGAGTGCGCCGCCGTTGCGCGCCACTTTCCAGAATACGCCTGGCTCAAGCGGCGACAGGTCCGGATTGAACACGCCATCATCAACCGCCGTATAGATGCCGAGCATTGCAATGGCCGCCGCCTGCAGCTGGAGGCGGGCGGCGGTATTCACGGTCTTGATCGTCGGCATGGCCAGCATGACCGGACCGCGACCATAGGTTTCACCAGGCACGCGGAAGTAACGTGGAATGAGCCAGGGGCAGGTGCGCGATTGAACAGAATAGACGATGCTATCCTGCTTATCGACGGAAATAAGCATGTGCCAGCGGCGACTTTTCGGGTCATAGACCGTATCGCAGTGCACATCGATTTCACTTTCCGGCTTTGTGCGCAGCAGTTCCTTAATCACAGTGCCGAAATTGCCTTCCGGCCACATATCGGTCATTTGCCGGATCGTCATTTTGCGGCACCAGAAAATACCGCTCAACCGATTGTATGGGCCGCTTTCCAGCAACAGCTCCTCAATCGCTACCGAGATCGGCTCCCATAACCGATCCGGATCATCGGACGGGTTGAGCAGCATCGCGCCGGTCCCTGCAGACAAGTCGAGGCCCATTTCATGAAAGGCCAGATCCCAATCGCCATCATCGAAGAACGCCTGCAGCACTTTCCCGATCGGTTCAAGCTGCAGCGCCAGCGTTTCCTTCTCTTTTTGATCGAGCACGATCGGGCCTGGCTCAAGCGAAAAATTCTCCTGGCCAGCTGGCCAGAGATCCTGCTGGATTTTACCGGCAAAGCGAAAGGCACTGTCGATTGCGGTGTGATCAAACACCTGATCGACACGCTTTTCACCAAGGCCGGTGTTGCGCGTGGATTTGCGATAGGGAATGGCAAATTGATAGGCCTCATCCAGCAACGGCTGAAAGCTGTCACGCTCTTTTTGCGCGGCGGTGCGGCGGGACTTGAGCTTGCTGACCTCAAACATACGCGCTTAGCCGAGAGTTTCTTGTCCGGATCCGGACAGAAATGTGAGGAGCCGGCCGCCAGTCTTTTTTGGCGATGTGGTAGCGGTTGCCTGATCGACTTCGCCTTGCTGGCGCGCCAGATCCGCGAGGCTCTTGCGCTGTGTGGCTTCGTTCTGCTTTTTCGCTAGATCGCTACCGCTGTTGCTACTGAAGATTTGTGGCATTTCCAGAGTTCCCCTAATTCGCAATTCTGCACGAACGAAAAGCCGCAGGCCTGGACGATGCGCACACCAGCGCGAGAGGTACAAACCGTGACAATGCCACGATAGGGGGAGGCAGCTATAGTCAACCGCATGGCGCGGATGAATTGCAGCATGTTCCGTCCCAGCTCCGGACGGACGTTAAACCATGCTTCCGCCTCATTGTCGGGTAGAGGATAGAAACCGCACAGCGCAACCATGTCATCGCCATCACGTATTGCCCAACTGTCTCCATTCGCCCACATTTCTCGGGCGACAGCCCAATACAGGCGGGACGTAGCGCCGGACATTTCCGCAAAATCAAAGATTGTCGCCGGTGACGTGATGGTAAGCATTAGCGGCTCCGCGTGCCCGATCGATGCGGATCAAATCCGGTTGAACCGCGGGCCTTGCCCCCCCAGCCGGATCCACTTTGCTTCTCCTGCCGTTCGCCTGTTCCGGCTCCTCGGATTGCACCTGTGCGGCCGCGAATGCCGAGGATGACGTATTGCCCGCCATCTTGAAGATCGGACCACGGATGCGACTTTTCCGGCAGATCCTCAAATTCGTCAGTGGATCCTGCAGGCTTTTTCTTGAAGCGGTATTTGCCGCTCGCCGCCTGGATCCACAGCGGGCACTTCACCGGACAGACAATCAGATGCGAGTTAGGTTCAAGGTAGCCACGCAACTCGGAATTGACGGCATCGAGGCGCAAACCGATTTCGTTCGAGCCATTCGCGGGAACATAGACAGGCAGGCCGAGGATCACACTCAGGATCTCCATCGCCGATAGCTGACCGCCTTCACTGTCACCGCCATGCTGCGCAGCCGGATCGATCCAGAGGACAATCTTTCGCACTTTGCTATAATCGCGATCGATCTTCATTTTGAGCGCCTCGCCGAAGCGCGCGGGACCAACGCCGGTTCCAATATTCAGCTCATCAAGTAGGGCAATACGCGGCGACCAGGACTGCGCAAAGACAGCAGCCGGTGACAGACCACCGGTCGAAATGTCGATACCGATATGAAGATCCAATTCAGGCCGAACGCGCAGGACATTTCCCGCCACGTGGCGGAAATATGAAAAACTGGCCAATACTGGTTTGCCGGACCGCGAATAGCCGAATTCATTGTCGACCATCCGCTTGACAAAGTGCTCCTCCTGGTTGTTGACGATGCGATCGTAATAATCAGCTTCCAGGCTGAACCGATTTTCCGCCATGGGGGATCGACCGGATGGCTGGCGGTGCAACACGCGATCGGGCTTGCTTTCGGTGACCAGGACTTTGTAGGTCCAATTATCGATTGTCGGCGCATTCATGTCACCAATGACGAAGCGCATGCGCTTGGCATTGGGATCTATAAGCAGGTCCGGCATAGGATAGCGGCCGACGCGCTGCTCCATGTCATCAAGCGCGCCCGCCGCATGAGTGTCCAACTCGTTTAGCCAGGCGCCGGAATACTCACGCCCCTTCATCAGAGTTTCAATCGAGTTTTCACCCAACCCTGCAAACTCGGTTATCGCCTCGATCCGAATGCCGTCTTTACCGATAAACCGAAGCGTATGAGTTACCGGACGGTCATTACCGCCTGCCCAGCTTGAGCCTGGGTATCCCTTCGGAAACCACTGCTTCCAGCTTTCAAGAACCGTCTTTTCCACAGACCGGAAGGTATCGCGCAGGACAATCCAGCGGCACATGCGCGTCGGTTTCTTGTCAACGGGATGTCGTGCCACCGGTGCCCATGTGGCAGCCGTGATACGAGCAAAGGCGCAGGTAGTGGTCTTTCCACCGCCGAGCGGACCCATGATCGCTTTTGTCAGTGTACGATCGAGAATGAAGGCTTGCGCCACTGGACCAGGAGGAACATACCTGTACGGATCGAAGTTTTCCGCGATCTCGTATTTCAGAACGAGTTTCCGCACCTCCTCCTCGGAGAACAGCTTCATATCCTCCCGAGAGACGATATCTACGATATGCTCGCTCACGATACCCTCTCCCCAAACCCCGAACCCGTCTCCGTGCGGTTCGCCCCTGGCCGCACCCTTGCGCTATTTAATTGGCCCGCTGTCGCTATTTGCAAAAATCGATAACGGTGTGCGAAAGCTTCCCCCTGGTAGGGGGGGCGGGGGCCGGTTCGGGGAAGTGCCTGCGCCGCTGGCCCGCCAGGCGCGGCCGCCGCGCCGCCTGCCCGCCGCGCCGCGCCGCCAAACCCGAGCGCGCCCAATATGCCAAATGAGGGGGACAGGGCTTTGGGCCGCTGATTTCTGATCAGCGCATCTATCGCCCGATTAGCCAGCGTTTCCAATCACTTGCGCCTTTCGTGGGACGGTCGCTCGTGGGACGCGACCTTTTCGCCCTCGATAACGTCTTGATTTTCCACGATTTCCAGATCGACCGGCGCACCGATGCTCATCATCCGTCCATCGGCGATCCGTTGGCCCTGTTCCAGCTGGTTTGTGCCTAGGTCAATGATCAGCGTCGGCAGGCGCTCATCGATAATTTCCACCTGCACCGGTTTCTTGCCATGCAGATATGGAGCCAGGCGGTCCGCGATCGCGTGCTGCTCTTTGATGATCTCGAACAGGCTCGGGACTGCCTTGGCCACCATCTTGCCGCCGATGCCATGCATTGTCCGCTCATGCTCGATGAACCAAGCTTGCAGCTCTACCGGATCCGCCGTCAGGTAGTTTGCCTGGGCAACCAGCGGATCCTTGAAGCCACGCGCATTGTAAAACTTCTCGAAATCCTTGGTTTTATAATTGGTCGCACCCTTCGGCCGACCGGCGCGGCGCTCGCCCACCGGCTCTTTCCGCTGCGCGGCCAGGTCGAATTCGTCGCGCGCCCGCAGATTTCCCGCGTCGGCGTAAGGGTTCTCACCCGTATCACCATCATCGAATAGATCGAAACCATCTGCCATTTGTGTCACCGGAATATTTTATAGGTTTACGAAAGACGCCGGTGTCTAGCCGTGTCTAGCGAAGTGTCTAGCTGTTTTATTGAACGATTTCAGAAGGATAGATAGTAAATAGACACCATAGACACTTAGACACATATCTATCCATACACGCGCGCGCGTATGCATATATATGAGAGAGCCGGTGTCTTGAGTGTCTACCATGTCTAATTTTCCGATTAGTGAAGTGATTTCAATGTGTTAGGTGTTAGACACTTTCTAGACACCTTAGACACCCCATACCCTCAGGTGTGCCAAAAATCCCGCCACGCCCGACGCTAGCAGGCTTGTCCCGCCGTCAACCGGAACCTTTTTTGTTTCGAAAGGGGTGAGGGTTGGGAAAAAATAAAAAAGCCACGCTGGCGCGGGACAAGGGTGCGGGTTTCCACACCGATCCGGACCAATCGCCTCTTGGGATGGAGAAGAAAAGCGGAGCCGCGCTGTAGCGCGGCAAGACGGGCATGGTCGCGTC